TCTGGCTCGCAAACCAGACGAGGAGGACCAATCCAAAAGAAAGTGGAAAAATCTTCTCCTCCTGCAACCCAAAAGTTCAACAAATTGGAACCATCGGAAATGCCCAAGTGCCTAATCCTCGCACCACGCATATACTGTGAGCTAGCAGAACTAGCCCTACGGCGTGTGGGATCAAACCTAAATGGTACCTGATAAGGTACCTCGTACTCCAACACAGATGCATTCTGTATTGTCGTCATCGCTGCTCCTGTGTATCCTATAACTTCATTGGACACACCCTGCATGACCTGTCTAGCAGCAAGAACAGGATCAGTAATAGACACATACGTCTGCGACTGGTAATCATATGAATTCAATGGATTATCAGTGACTTCGGCAGTAATAGTATTGTGTCTACCAGAAGGCGAGGTACGAGCAACACACTTGTACCTGATTGAGCCTCGCCAACCAGCATAAGGCATACGTACCCAATTAACAAAAGTGGTGTTAAATAAATTATAACCACCGTCAGGCCCTGATAAATCATAGCCACGTAAAATGGGTAAAGCAGGATGCCTAATATTAGCAATGTACTGCCCATTAGTGGCAGCAGATGCTGTTGGCGTGGAGCGCCACAATACATAACGCTTGGCGAGTTGTCGAAATGACTTGACGGACTCACCAATGTAGACGCTAGTTAATGCATTGGCACTATCTCCAGACATACCTAAATGATCAAAATTTGTCTGAAATGGTGCAGAGGGCTCCTCAGTTTCCTGGGACTCTGGTACAACTTCAGCTCCTGATTGAGGTAAAAAGTGAAAGGGGGAAATAGTATCTGTGGGGACATAAACTTCAAAATCGTCACCCATAGAAACAAATACATTCACCTCAATATTTGCATCAGCTGTTGAGTTAGGAGTAGTCAAGGAATTAACAACATAAACAGAAATCGTTCCGTTTCCTTGACCAGGTACCAAAATAGGATTGACACCATGTACAAAATTTTCACCATTGCCACATGGAGTTCGGTAATCCAAGATATCCCTGGATTGATTATTTGTGACGGTAATGGTAAAATCTTGCGTGTCTGCAATATCCACAATTTCAGTATAAACAGTGTTGTATTCAGCTATTCCAGTACTCGTAGGATCGTAAACAATCTTTAATCGACCCTTGTGGAATGTTGAAGCTACAATCTGAAATCTAAACTTCATAGAACCAGACCAGTATTTAAACGGCATAACTGCATAACAGCATGCAGGTAAGAAATAATTGACTGGCGGTCCTGGAAATGTTCGATATTGAGCAGGTGTTACAACGGCATTCCATAGCATGTCCTCGTTTGGCGTGCCTAAATCCCAAGCAAAAGTCGTCAAGTATGATTCACGAGAGGCAATTTCTTTAATCACCATTTCATCTGTGCTACCCAACCCTGTCGTGGTGGGATCTATACACAATTCCTGTTTATCATCCATTGTCAATTTATGCGAGGTGTCAGGTGTCGTAACCGTAGCTAAAGACGATCCATATGTAGGACGCATAGGCGTAGGAGCAACGGTCATCGGCGGCTTAGAGTACCCAAAGGCTTTAGCCACTGACGCTAGACTACTAGCTCCAAGTTGCGTCGCTTTAGCATACTTACTTATCGCAGGTATACTAGCCAATTTACCAGCTAACTCAGAAACAGCAGTTGCTGGTCCTGAAATAGCCCCCTTCATATTGGCTTGATCGACTTCTGTACCACTTTGGGGCAGCAATGCTCCAGGTTCGTTGGCAGTTAAACCCGAAAGTTGAACATCCTCAGCCCAGACAAATATGGAAATAGTACATTTGTCATCAGCTCCATTGGCATGTCTGAGTGCGTTAAGTGATCTCAATGTAATCTCACCCATAACATTCCACTCTTCTTGTGGTATATCGATATATGACTTTGGCCAAAAGAATGGCAAAATCAACTCACCACCAGTAGAAGTGGTTGGGTCTAAAAATACATGCGGGCGCTGACTCTCAATTACAGCATCAGGAGCAACAAGTCCAGATGTCGTAAAATCATTGAGAGCAGCCAATGGCAAATATGATGCCATGACACGGCCATAATGAAAACCGTTACCATTAATAACAAACTTAACGTGCAAACGAGCACGCAAAAGCTTATAGTTGCAAATACGGTTAATCACTCTAACGTTCTCAAAATACAACTTCCAAGGGTTGAAGAAATCAAACAATGTGAGGCCTGTGCCCCACTCATATTCGATCACCTTAAGGGGTCGCGAGAAAAATGCATTCAAATCAGCATCATTGGTATCACGGTGGGTATGAATATCATCACTACCACTAGCAATGTCCACAACGTAATTCTCCATCTGGTCACGAAAGCGCACATTATGTTCTTTATGCGCTGTTGGTGCTGAATACATTTTAAGAGCCGAAACGGTTCCAGACTGCGGTTTGAATAGACCACAGCCATAACAACCATCCGGCGTAGGCGTCTTTTCACGAGTCGCCTGGGTACTCGTATTTGCCCTCACACGAGACAGGAGATTAGTAACATCAACAAACTCATTCTCATCTTCTGATAAATCATCATTAAATGGGATGTCAATCTCCGCACTACGTACGAGTTCGGGACGTGCAGCTGAATCCACAGCCACGCCCTGTGTAGAATTTATAGCATTCTCAGGCTTGTTTAAATTTTTGTCTTTTACACAATTTCCAAACATTTATTTACAAGATCACTGCGTATGTTTATTGCAGGTCAGGTCGTATTTACAGTGGGTGACGAGCCCTCCCCTAAATAGGGGTACCAGACGAGGCTGGTATCTCAATGTGCAAAGCCATACAAAAATACATGAAACACGAAATATACAATCATAGGTAACCATATACACATAGACCTTTTTGCTACCATCAGAAGGTTAACTGGGAATCAGTTTCACGACTTGATTGGGTCGGGTTGAATGGCAAACGTATTGTATGCCACATTCCAATTCCACCAGCCTCATCTACTAGTTCATAACCATGAGGGGTTAACAACACAGCTAAGATAGGTGTCATTGGCTTGATGGTATTGAGGGCCCGTAACTGTCTCCTAAGTTGCGCTCGCCCTTTTCTTCGCATATTCTGACAATATGAATCTTTAATCTCAACTATCAGATAATGCGGTACACCTTGTATTGGTTTGACAAACAATATGTCAACTTCACCAAAATCTTGGTGTAAGAAGACAGCATTCACACATAAAATTGTCATCTCAACTTCTGAGAAGGCTTTCATGTATAAATCACTCTCTTCATGACCAGACTGACATTGAAATTCATAATCAATGAATTCAGCTGGCAACTCCTTTTCGATGTAGCGCCTCTTCCATTCACGTGCTCTATCATCGTAGGATAAGTTGAGCCCCATACACATATGAGATATATTCATAAGTGCAGCCACCTCGACCATTTGTTGTCTACGACTTTCGTAGACAATTGGTCCATGATTAAACCACTCGCGTAATGCCCCATCAATATTGAGTGAGCAAGCTTCAAGTGGTGTTAAAGGACACTTTTTAGGTCTCATATAACAATGCAGGGATTTGAAAATTGATTTCTCAGACAATGCACCAATGTTGCAATCTAATGCTTCATGGTACACATTGCTTCGCTTCAAAAATTCAAAATCCTCTTCCTTCAAATATGGGACCAATTCACTTTCTTTGTCTGGCATAGTGTATTCTTGACCATAACTAGCCAAGAATTCTGAACAACCCTTAATATTAAACTCGGGGTACTTCTCACTAACTGTTCCAATATTATCATCGCCATATGTCATCATATGTGCTGCATCACGAAATGGAATATCAGACGGGTAACGTGAATAAAAATAAGCTCGCAAATTCAAAGACCCACAAATGCCATTCAAAATGACAGTTAATGAATTACCTGAAATATGCGTGCCTGATTGCAAGCCAATCAAATCACCATTGACAGCTATCAAGGAATATACTAAATCTCCACTCATGGCTTTCATAATAGCAATATCTTCATCGGTATAATCACACTCTCGTGCTAAATCGATTAATATACGTAATGAGGCCAATAGTAGCTGACTAGGTAACTTTTGATCATACTTGCCATAATCGCCTCCAAAGATGCGATCCTTTCCAAAATGCATAACGTGCTTATAAAATTCATCCCACTCTGGTCCATGGCTGTTTATTCCAACAGCACATTCGGACTTTAATGGGTTCATTTGTAAAAACCGTAACACAGGTAAATAATACTTCCTAACCAAGAAAGTCAAACTTATGGGATTTCCATAGAATATACGACACTTCTCCTTGGCTACGGGCAATACCTCATCCTTTTTACAGGCTTTTGCTACAGTATAAGCACGTTTTCCTTCACGATATAAATCCTCACATCTCTTAATCTCGTCCCTAATCAAAGGTTCAAATTCACGGTTGAGAGATCCATCTGGATTGGGTTCATTTTCAATAATGTGTTTCCTCTTGTTACCTGTCAAAGGATAGCCAATGGCAGTATTCAAATTAATAGCATCAATGAACTTACACCCTGGAATACCATTTAAGTTATCATGATCATTCAATGGCTTAATGCTGCGCCACATACGACGCTTAATCAAAGCTACGAGATCAGATTTATAATCACTAATGGACACTTCCAATAAATCATGGGGAAAGGGAATAGCGGGATGGCTAGCATTTTCTAATGCTTTTTGCCAACCAAACCATTCCGGTTGCATCTTGGGGGCACCCCAAATATTGGGGATACCACAAACAGTTTCAATATGATTCGACATTGGTGTACGTCTAACATCACTACGCGACGTTGATTGTCCAATGCACGAACCATAATATTCGAACTGTGAGCCCTCTGGTAAATAATTCATTGGGCTTTTGGGATGTACAGGAGTTTGAGTCACAAATACTTCACCAAGCATTTGAGGCTCAAACTTTTCACCATCACCGCTAAGTAGTATGCCATCAATAGCTTCCAGCTCTTTAATAGCATTTTCTACATCATCTTGAGATAGTGTTCCCGCACAACCACGGGGTAAACCAGCATTTCCACCCAAGTGGAAACCTGCTATACATGGATCTTTAGTTTCACTAATCCATGTACCACCACACATACCATTAAAAGTGTTGTGTGTTAAATTGCGATACAAGACACCCTCAAAATTACGGGTGCCATTAGTAACAATACCAGGCTCCAAAGTGGCGAGCATTTTCAAAATGTCACCCTTCTTGTGACGCCAAACCATACGACCAGGACACTGACGCAAATTGCGACTTAAAGGTAGATATTTAATTATATTCTTTCTAGAACCGCCAGTACTTGAATAACAAATTCGTAAATCAGTGCCTGGCACATGATATGAAGAGCTCTTACACAACCGTGTGACAAAATTGCCACCCACATTCTGTGATTGTTCTTTATAACATGTTGCAATCAACGTATCTCCCTCATCAAAATAATGATTTGGAATCAATATCAAATTACTCTTCAAAAAGAGTAAATTTGCCATCAACCGCAAGTCCCCACCAGAATCCAAACTAGCATACACTAAGTTGTTCTCAACCATCTTTTGAAGTTGGTCAACACTAACGCGTTTAGAATAGTCACTCGTTGGTAACGATCGCTGAAACAAGCCAGCCCACGGATTGGGCTGCTCATCGCGCTCGACTACTTCTTCTTCGTTCTCAGGTTCTAATGCACTCTGGGTAGGTTTCAATGCTACATAATGCTTGTATACTTTTGCCATAAAATAAAGAGTTGCGACTCCTGCTGCTATTTGGAATAAATCCTTAGCATATTTGTCGCGAGCTCCTTTAATAATAACAGGCAGCGAATCATTACGACGTTTCAATTCATGCACAAACATTCGTTTCTGATATGACTTATTTACAGTGGTGATAAACACTATATAAAAGCCAGTTATGGCTAACAATGGTGGTCCTCCAAGGCAAACAAATATAATCAATAGTGCAATAATAAAAACTACAGATTTTGTAATGCGCATTTTGACTGTATCGGCATTGTACCACATAAGGAAGTCAATAACACGCTCATCTTCAAGCATACTCTCTGGCAAGACGCAAAGCCAATCCCACTTATCAATGAAGGCAGTAGCCTTATTGTATAGCGCGGCTGTTGCAGCTCTTTCCATACGTTCACTTGCAGTTTCAACGTTCGTCACGAACCCTCCACGCACCTTTGCTACAATATTAGCTATAGTGGCGGCAGTTTCTAAACCTAACTGCGGGTGTAATTCAGGACAATATCCTGACAAGAAATGACACCCAGGATGGGAGCATCTCTTCATAGCAGTGGGTCTACATCGCATACCATCGATAATGGCAGTTTGATTTAGCCTATGTGCAGTATAATACTCAATAGCACATTGAATAGCTTCAACAGCAGATACGTCTTTCATAATCTTCCCACGCCACTCAATATGTTGGTATGGTGCTACGTCACGTTCTTTCTGTGGCTTAATAGCTTGTTCAATGTCTATCAACCAGATATCATCAATAGGAGGTGGTGCGTATACACCATTCTCATCAGTATAGCGCGCACGTACTTTGGCTGAATCAACACCATTATATATGATGTTACCAGTTTTAGCACATTTGGCCACCCGTTGATACTCGGGTTTGCATTTAACTGTCATAACTAAGTCCATGCGCCTTTGAATAGACATAGGACAATCGCTATAAACACCTGCCGCCAAATCTTTGCGGTTTGTAGTAACCAAAACAAGTTCTGGTTCCACAAAACACTTACCCTTTCCATCTACTTCAGCCTTATTGGCATAATACATCTGATTATTACAGAAATTAATAATGTAGTTGGAAGGTGCGGTTTCCACAAAATTGGAGTTAGTGTTAGCTAAATCATCGAATATAGCGACCAACTTATCACTTGTCCAATTTGATATGAACTTATCAGCTGTATTAATGCTAGCGCGATACTCCTTATCAATTGGTAAATTAGCACTAATCAATAGTGCATCAAGTAATTGGTCACCAAAAGTTGTTTTACCTTGGCTACTATTTCCATACAATTCAACAGCAAAAGGAGCCTTACGTGTACCGGATGCTAATTTACTTGTGATGTGATCATTTTTAATAATTTTCAACTTCAATAGTTTATCAGCGACTAATTTCTTATCGATACCTGTTAGGCTTGGTAACAGATTAGTCAATTTGGTTATCAGATTATTGAGTCTATATAAAAACTCAGATTCTGACACACCCAAAAACTTCTCTAAATTGCCATTTTTAGCAAGATCCCACCAACTCAACATGGTGACAAATTCATTATCCATTTCTAAAACGGAGAAATCATTAACCAAGAGTGGTTGTATACTGCCTGTGGAAAAGCAAAGGTAAAAACCTTCTGCAAAATACGTAACTGTGCCAAAAATGGCATCAGCTAAATCAAATGCGGTCATATGACGTTTGATTATTTCTTCATCAAAAACCTTGAAACCTGCAATATCAAACTTTAAATTTGAAGCATCGCAAAGGCCAAGGGTTACCAAAACACCAAGCAACTTTGAAAATTGTTTGAATGCTCTATTACCCTTAACCAACGTCCAATTGGTTTGTACGTCACGTAATAAAGCCAACCAAGATGGGTCAAATAGACCGTCACTCTGTTGGCTAAAAGGAAGTTCGTTCACAATAGATTGAACGTAAGCCATTATCTGAGAAGTCATCGACTTATTGTAAAAGTCTCTAACATATAACAAAATGGCTGAAAAGAAATGCTGAGCACTATCACAAGATTGTAAGTTAAGTAGCAGTGCCACTATACCTTCAATCTTTCTCAAAATATCATCTGAGATATCAACTGATGCGAATGTCGCCAAATCAGTGATAAGTGATGTACATGCATTGATGGATTCTAACCCAAAATGGGGTTTGAAATTCTTACAATGATGTTGTTTATCAGGTTTCTTTGCGCGCCTATTCGAATTTGCATTACGAATAGCTTCCTTGCGCTTGCCCTTAATACGACGTGAATATTGATCATCAGTTGTACTGATGTGCACATATCGCGAACTAGCACTAGTTCCAACATTAGGTTTACTTTGGATTGCGACACATTGTCCCTTCTTTTCCAAATCAACCATATGTGATGGTGTAGTTTTGCGTTGTTGTGCTCTATAAGCTTTCGCAAGAGGGTGTGGTCCATGTAGCCATTGAATGGCTCGTGGATCAGAAGTGGTACTTTCATCAAGATTACCTACTTGTGCTTGTGGTGCAGCCCTTTGGCATAACTGCATCTCCTCAGTACAATTCCCGTTGGTATTGCCTTTTAAAACTTTACTCATACTGAAGATAAAAGGATACGTGATCTACAATCAATGTATCATAAAGCTTTCAATCATACGTACAGTTTCCAAAATAAAATTCCTAGGTCTTACGGCCGAAGCCACACGTTCAATGGTCCGTGCAAACCAATCGCCTAGAGAATCTTAAATCTTTCACTATAAGCCCAATAATATATCCACTCAAACTTCGCTACAAATCAATCATAGGGTGCCACCCCTCATGAAATGTACTTGTACTCCAGGCCGGTTACCTGGTAAAAAGTATGTGTTAGCTTCCAACTAATCCTGCAATACGGATTCACATAACTTACGTCTCACGTTTTTGAGATTCAATAAGATCAGAACAATGAAATAGTTCAATAATCTACAATGATCGTATTGGATTACCAATCCGATCGGTTACAGGGTGTCATCCCTAAGTGTCAAAATGACATTCTTCTACAAAATCTATGGAGTCTAGAAAGAAGAATAACGGTTCTCCAACATATAGCGTGTGTGAGCACGTGTTCATAAAAGTACAGAACAAATTTCGTCTGACAGTACAGAAACTGTCTAGAAATTCTAAAATTAACGCTCAAAGAGCGACTGAGATTTCTGTAAAGATCTTCTCAGATTTATAATTCACACTGACTGTGTGTGAAAAAGATAGCTTGTTTTGAATCTAGCTAAGATTAGAACAATGGTATTTAACAAGTACGCGGTGTACGGCTAAAATGGTCCTAGTGAGACTATAGTGTCTCAAAAGGACAATAATAGCGGTACAAAGGACCGTGTACGAACGGTCAACTCGTCAAATGATGTGCGTGGGGGTGTTCCCCA